ATGGCGGTTACTGGCGTGATCGCACAGTTATGGTACTGAGATATAAATTACACATGACAACGTGACTTGGTGCTATTACCCTTAATGACAATTGTTTATTAAATATGTATAGGGGTGGGTAGTGAAGAAAATTATAACGCTGCTATTTATTTTTATTGTTACTGGATGCGCAGGAATGGCAGAACTTCGTCAGCGGCCAGCAGATAATAAATTTCAATCAGATAAATCAACTCAAGAAGTAGCCAATTGCATTCTCTATGGATGGCAGGAAAAAAGCCAAACATCCGGAAGCGTCTTTATACAGCCTGCAAAAGATGGGTGGTCTGTTTATTCAGCGGGGCAACTTGAATTAGTTGATGTGACCAGTACTGGAGATAAAACAAATATTAGTTTTTATCATCAGGGCGGAATGTTTAAATACAGAATAGATAATAGAATAAATTCTATAACTTCATGCATTTAAATTAATTTAAAAAATATAACCCGCTTCGGCGGGTTTTTTTATGAGGTAAATATGTCACAGGAAATCATGGTAAAAATAGAACTTGGTGGTGTGTTAGGCAAAATCTTTTGGCAAAACACATCAGCGTTTAATAAGCACTACATCAGAAGCTATTCGGGCGCTATGTTGCACTATCACTGGTTTTGAACAATTTCTGAATACCAGTAAATCGCGCGGACTGACCTTTGCGGTTTTTCGTGGTAAGAAAAATATCGGTGAAGATGATCTCGAGTTTCCGGTAACGAGTGATGTTATCAGGATTATGCCTGTCGTTATCGGCAGCAAACGCGGAGGATTATTTCAGACCATTTTCGGAGCAGTGCTGGTGGCTGCGGCCGTATTTATGTCAGGTGGTATCGGTGCTGCTTTTGCGGCTGGTGGTATGACCGGTTTTATGGCCACAACCGGTGCGGCGATGATGCTGGGCGGCATTATCCAGATGCTGTCCCCGCAGCCAAGCGGGATCGCCATGAAAGACCAGGGCGAAAACAAGCCGTCCTATGCGTTCGGTGCGCCGACGAACACTGTTTCTCAGGGCTACCCGGTACCGATCGGTTACGGTAAACGCCGCATCGGCGGCGCGGTTATCTCAGCCGGAATTTACGTCGAAGATCAGCAGTAACTTTCCTTTCAGTTATTCAGCAGGAAATCCACAATGACACAAATCACAGGCCGCAAAGGTGGCGGTGGCAGCCCGCGCACGCCCGTCGAACAGCCGGACGATTTACAGTCCGTTGCCAGAGCTAAATTGCTGATCGCTCTCGGGGAAGGTGAATTTGCCGGTGAGCTGACCGGGAAGACTATTTTTCTGGATGGAACCCCGCTGCTGAATGCTGACGGGTCGGAAAACTTTCCGGCGTGGTGTGGGAATACCGTCCCGGCACTCAGGCACAAACCTATATTCAGGGGATGCCTGCGGCGGAGAATGAAATCACCGTTGGTACCACTGTGCAGAGCAGCACACCGTGGGTGCACGCATTCACCAATCCGCAGCTGTCCGCTGTCCGGGTTCGCCTGAAATGGCCGTCCCTGTTCCGCCAGGAGGATAACGGGGATATGGTCGGTAACGAGGTGAAATACGTCATTGATTTGCAGACTGACGGCGGCAGCTGGAAAACCGTTGTGGACGGCCGGGTTAAGGGCAAAAACTACGTCAGGTTATGAGCGCACCCATCGTATTGATCTGCCGCAGTCGGCCACATCCTGGACATTGCGGGTGCGGAAAATTACTGAGGATGCCAACAGTGCCAAAATCGGCGACACCCTGGTGCTGCAGAGTTACACCGAGGTGATTGACGCCAAACTGACCTATCCGCATACCGCAGCTGCTGTATATCGAGTTTGACTCAAACAGTTTAACGGCTCTATCCCGCAGGTCACCTGTGAGCCGAAGATGCGGATCATCCGTGTACCGTCAAACTATGACCCGGAACACCGGACGTATTCCGGTACCTGGGACGGTTCGTTTAAGTGGGCGTGGACCAATAATCCCGCCTGGGTATTTTACGATATTGTGGTTTCCGATCGCTTCGGCCTCGGTGACCGCATCAAAATGCAGAATATCGATAAATGGGAACTGTACCGGGTTGCGCAGTATTGTGATCAGCCGGTACCGGACGGCAAGGGCGGCAGTGGTACTGAGCCGCGCTATATCTGTGATGTGTATGTGCAGGATCGCAACGAAGCCTATACCGTACTACGTGATTTTGCGGCCATCTTCCGGGGTATGACCTACTGGGGCGGCAATCAGATTATCACCCTGGCGGATATGCCGCGTGACATTGATTACAGCTACACGAAAGCCAACGTACTCGACGGGAAGTTCACCTATTCCGGCAGCAGCAGTAAGGCCCGTTATTCCTCCGCGCTGGTGTCGTACTCAGATCCGTTAAACGGCTATGCCGATGCCATGGAGCCGGTGTTTGAAAATGAGCTGGTTTACCGGTTCGGCTTTAATCAGCTTGAAATGACGGCAATCGGCTGTACCCAGCAGTCAGAGGCGAACCGCAAAGGCCGTTGGGGCATACTGACCAACAACAAAGACCGCGTAGTGACATTCGGTGTGGGGCTGGACGGAAACATTCCGCAGCCGGGCTATATTATTGCGGTGGCAGATGAAAACCTGTCCGGGAAAGTGACCGGCGGCCGCGTCAGTGCGGTGAATGGCCGGAGTATCACCCTCGACCGCAAACCGGATGCCGCGCCGGGTGACAGGCTGATGCTGAACCTGCCGTCCGGTAAATCACAGGCCCGCACTATTCAGATGGTCACGGATAACGTGGTCACTGTTACCACGGAATACAGTGAAACGCCGGAACCGGAATGTGTCTGGGTAACGGAATCAGACGAGTTGTACGCCCAGCAGTACCGGGTGGTGAGTGTGACTGAGAATGATGATGGCACATTCACGATATCGGCGGCCATGCATGATCCGGACAAATACGACCGGATAGACACCGGCGCGGTACTCGATGAACGGCCAATCAGTGTTATTCCGCCCGGCAACCAGTTCCCGCCGAAAGATATCATCATTAACTCTTACTCTGTGGTGAATCAGGGGATCAGTATTGAAACTATGCAGGTTACCTGGTCACCGGCGGAGAATGCTATTGCCTATGAGGCGCAGTGGCGGCGTGATGACGGCAACTGGATCAATGTACCGCGCAATGCCACGACTTCATTTGACGTGCCCGGGGTCTATTCAGGCCGCTATCTGGTGCGGGTCAGGGCGATTAACGCGGCGGAAATCTCCAGCGGCTGGGGATATTCAGAAGAAACCCGGCTGACCGGCAAGGTGGGTGATCCGCCGATGCCGCTGAACTTCCGTGCGTCCACACTGGTATTCGGGATCAAACTGAACTGGGAGTTCGGGAAATTCACGGAAGACACCCTGAAAACCGAAATTCAGTACAGCAAAACCAATGACGGGCAGAATTTGTTACTGCTGGCCGATGTGCCGTACCCGTCCCGCACTCATGAACTGGCCGGTCTGGCCGCCGGTACCGCGTTTTATTTCCGTGCCCGGCTGGTGGATAAAACCGGTAACCAGTCCCCCTGGACTGAGTTTGTACGCGGTGTGGCCGAGTTCGATGCATCGAACATTATTGATGAAGTGGCCGCCGGGCTGGGTGACTCACAAATCATCAAAGACCTGCAGTCGCAGGCGGATGATAATTTTGAGGCCATTATCAACAACGCCAACAACGCATACGGCCAGTGGGGTTACTGGCAGCGTGAAAGCGGCTCGATGAAAGCCGAGATTATCGAAGTACGCAACTACACCGTCACTGAAACCACTGCACTTGCAGAGAAACTGGACGCGGTACAGGTTAAAGCAGAAGACGGTCTGGCGCTGGCGCAGAACTCCATCCGCGCACAGTGGGATATGGCATCAGGTCAGGCATCGGTGGTCCACGATATGAAAGTCCGGATCCATTACAACGGTGAGGACTATTCCGCCGGTATGGTTATCGGGGCCGAGCTGAAAGGCGGGGAGGTGAACACGCTTATCGGCTTTAACGCGCAG